ATCAGGAGTTTCCAGAAGGGGCAATCTGCCAGCGAATGCCTCCAAGACCCAACTGGATACTCGACGGATGCTACCTCTACGACCGTGAAACCCGGAGACGTGTATGCATTGGGGCCGCATGTTCTTATGTGCGGGGATTCAACAAATGAGGATGATGTCAGCAAGTTGATTTGTGAGAACGAAATCGACATGACTCTCACAGACCCCCCATACAACGTTAACTATAAATATAATGAACATGACGATAATATGAGTGATATAGATTATGAAGAATTCATCAAGAAATATATCTCAATTTCATTGGAAGTCAGTCCCTTCGTGGCTGTCACTCCGGGAAATCGAAATGAGAAATACTATTACAAGAATTTCGACACAATCGGTACAGCGTATTGGTACAAGGGCTTTGCCCTCACGCCCGGGACAATTTGCAGGGCCATGGTTACAGAACCTATCCTATTCTTTGGAGAGAAACCTAAGAACAAAATGTTAGATACCGATCATTTGGATTACAGGACAGATAGGGAAGTGGGATTACTTGAAGCCCATTCATGCCCCAAACCAGTTGGGTTATTTAAAGAACTCATCCTTGCGTTCACGGACACCGGCGACAGCATCCTTGATTTTTTCGGGGGTAGTGGGACTACTCTTATTGCTGCTGATGCTTGTAACCGTATTGCTTACTTGATGGAAAAAGACCCTTCATATTGTCAAGGGATTATTAACCGTGCGAAACAAATAGGGTTAAAGGTTGAGAAGATTTGACAACTCTTAATTTTTCATTCCACGAACGACAGTTAGAGATTTACAACGACCCTCATCGTTTTAAGATAGTCTGTTGTGGTAGGAGGTTTGGTAAGACGCGCATGTGTGCTTACATCGTTATTATCCAAGCGTTACTTAAAGAAGAAAGGGTTATATGGATTGTCTCTCCCAAATACGCGCAGACCGCTATCATGTGGAGAATGATCAAAAAGTATTTACCAAAACAGTATATCAAAGACATTAAAGAGGGAGAACTTGTTATTGAGCTTGTCAATGGATCTACCATCTGGGCAAAATCGGCTGATAATCCAGATGCATTGGTTGGGGAAGGGTTGGATCTCCTCATTATGGACGAAGCCGCTCGTGTTAAACCGGACGCGTGGGAAGTTGCATTACAGCCTGCACTTTCAGATAAGAAGGGTTCGGCTATCTTTATTAGTACTCCCAAGGGTAAGAATTGGTTCTACAATCTTTATCTCATGGGGAACAACGAAGAACTGTACCCAGAGTATAAGTCATTTAACTATCCATCCTTTGCAAATACTACTATTGAGGGATTTACAGACGAAGTATTAAGACGCAAAGAGACAACACCAGAACTTATATTCAGACAAGAATATATGGCGGAATTTATAGAAGGGGGGGGAGAGGTTTTCCAAGATATACGGGGAGTTCTCGAAGATTGTCTAAGAGAACCAATAGAAGGTCACAACTACGTGATGGGTGTAGACTTAGCGAAGCACAAAGACTTTACGGTGCTGACTGTTGCGGATGTAAGCACAGGAAAAATTGTACACTACGACAGGTTCAACAAGATCGACTGGAACTTCCAGCGCGACAAGATCCAATATATAAGTAAGAAATATAATAATGCGGTTGCATATATTGATAGTACGGGGGTAGGAGACCCAATCGTAGAAGACTTACAAAGAATGGACATTATCTGTTCGGCATACAAGTTCACTGTTCAGTCTAAGTATGATCTTATCAAGAACCTCATGATAATGATCAAGGATAAGAAGATCAGTATCCCTCACATACAGACGATTATAGATGAGATGTCAGCCTATACATTTGAGACGTTACCTTCCGGAGTTATACGATACGGTGCGCCCGATGGCATGCATGATGACTGTGTGAGTTCGGTCCTCTTAACTGCATGGGGTCTCTCTAAAAATAGATGTGAAGTTGTAGGAGAAATACCATTAGAGCAAGTCAATGAGGAAATGAATGTCTCTTCTTATGGGCTGGATGAGGATGAACGGTACGTCTCTTGGGATGATGAACCGCACTCGCCCGGTACAAGAAGTGAGATACTCACAAGTTTGAGACCAATAAGATAACTTTATATATTTAAACTCCTCAATTTTATAAAGGAGTTTTTATGGGATTACGTAAAGGTAAATACAGGGAAGAAGACCTCCTTGATATCGAACGTGTAAGCTCTACACAGCATACACAGGTTACACGAGACCTTAATTCACCTCGTAACATAGACGATGAGATCGAGACTCTCCTTTACAAAGCATCTATCCAAGATAATGTCTCTTTTTATGATACGGAAGATATTAAGATCAAGAATAAGCAAGCGAAGGATGTTACTGACACAGAAGCATTGCGACGTTCTGTCCATACAATATCGAACTACTATAACACATTGGGCGTTTTCAGAGACGATTTTGATAAGGTCTCAAACGACAAACTGGCTAGAAACTCTTACTACGCAATGTGCGAGAAGGCACTCATGGATTACATGGGTTCAATCGAATACAAAGTTGTAGATAGCAATGGTGAGAGTGTTGAAGTTGCAACGGACTTCTTAGATACACCAAACCCACAGGACTCCTTTGACGTTCTCCTTAAGATGGCTATCAGAGACCTCATAAGGTATGATGCCGGCGTATGGGTCAAATCATTCAACAAAGGCGGATACCTTACGGAAATCAAAGCGTATCTTGGAACCGAGTTCTGGAAGGAAATTGACCGCGTCCCCATGTCTATTGCCATCCCTAAAGATTATGTTACGTCCGGAGCGAACATGTATCAGGGGTGGTGGTCTCACGGGTATACTGAGAGGTACTGGCAACGTTCCCGTACTGGTGTATATATACCTTTCCAGCCGGAAGAGATATGTTACTTCATGTCATATCCCAGAACAGATGGGGTTTACGGCACTGACTTTGTGAAGTTCCTTAAGCATCAACTCCAATATCTTATTGACTCTACGAGAGCTGCCGGGAAGACCTTTGAGAATGGCATTGTCCCAAGTATGGTGTGGGAACATCCTGATGTCATGAGTAGAGAACAACTCATGCAGCGTATAAGGAAAGTCGAGGTGGAGAATCGTGGTTCGTATAAGTTTGGCGGTATCATCCACACGGTCAACAATGAGAAAGTTACAACTCTCGCTCAGCGCCTTCATGACATGGAATGGCTTGAGGGACAGAAATTTGTGGCTCAACTTATTTGGTCGATGTGGGGGTTCTCTCCGAGTGAATTTATTGGTGAAGGTGAGAATCGCGCTACCGCTTACGTTAAGAGGAACATCACCAAGTCTCGCTTGTTATATCCTTTAATGAAGCATTTCGCTCTTAAGATCAACCGCGAAATTCTGCCTTACTTAAAAGGATATCGGGAAGGTTGGCATTTTGAGTTTATAAGGGACGTTGATTTAGATGATGAGCAGAAGGTTGCCCAGACACAGGCAATTAAGATCACATCTTTCAGTCAGTTGGTATCTATGGGTGTTAAACCATCCGTTGCCCTTAGGGTATCGTCGCTTGATGACGGTCTTACGAAGCCGGAGATTGAGGAACTTGATGAAAGTCTCGAAATGATGAATATGGGGTTGGAGGGCGAACTTGACACCACCGAAGGAGGACTCCCGACCGATAACGAAGCCGGGCGTTACGGAAACGGATCTGAGAAATATGTTGATGCGAGTATTGGATCGGATGAAGGCAGTAAAGGAACAGCAAACCCTAGAAGCGGAGGAGAGGAAGAGAAGCAATTCAATAAGGCAGAAGTAGAATTTGAGGACATAACAAAGGCTAAGGTGTATATTAACAGCCCTAGTGAAGCCCCTCCCGGCAGGCATGTTGGCAGGGGCGCACGCGGGGGATATTATTACATTACTAATGTAAGGGAACGCGGAGCACCACAGCACCCGGATGAGGGAAAACAGCGTGGAGCTACCCGTAAGAAGAAACGGAGAGGGAATTGGGGCAAAACCTCTGGTGGCGGAGAACCTCAGGCAAAGATTCCGGAACCCCCGGATTTAGGTAAAGACCAAATAAAAGTTACTGGTAAAGGAGTGGGATTAGTTGCAACACTCCAAGACGATCACATACGAGCAAAGAAACTCAATAATGATGCAACCAACAAGTTTATTAAGATGGTCGTTGAATGCGGAGCAACACCAGCAAAACAGTTTGGGTGTATAGGTAAACTCGCGGAAAAGATGGGGTTACAGGTTAGGGAGGGATAATATGGCATGTCCTATAAGTGTAGGGGGATTTGGAGCGTCAAAGTTCGGGCAGAATAAGTTCGGGCAGGTTCCAGCAATATCCACACTGAATATTCCTTTAACCTGCGCTATAAATAAATCTATAGCTTTATCAACACAAATAAACAAAAGTATTAATATAACAGGTGCTGTAAATAAAACATTGTGTCTTGATTGTAAGTTGAGGTTAACATGATTTACGTTGGGGATGTTGGGGCTACGTTAACAGTGGCAACAGGGTATAATATCACTGGATACACCACAGTTAAGATATATTTGATTAATCCTAGTGGAACAATAACATCTGTAACCCCAGATACCATAACATCATCAACGGGAGTGTTGGTTTACACCACAAAATTACAAACGGAATTATCTGTTGGTGGGGAGTGGACTGTTCAGGGGGTCGTTTGGTTCGGTGTAAATAAACCCATGTTCACAGATATAGATTCGTTCTATGTTAATGTCCCCCCCGCGAATCCCACAGGGGCGATTATATAAGGTTTTATCATGACGTACGATAATACTAAACTCAACGTTGCAGGGTCAACATACGATGCAGGAGATAACTATACAATATGGGCTGAGGATTGGAATGGGTTCGTAGCTGCATTCAAAACACATGCATCAAGACACAAATCTGGCGGGTTAGATCAAATTAAGTTAGACGAACTTGCATCTCCTACAGATATCACTACATTAGATGTAACTATAGCGGCTCACGGCCTTTGCCCAAAACTACCAAACGACATTACAAAATTCTTATCTGGGGATGGGACTTGGCGTACAGTAGTATCGTCCGGGGGGGATGTCGTTGGCCCCTCTTCGTCGGTTGATGGGAATGTTGTTACATTCGATGGACTAACAGGGAAAGAAATTAAGGATGGGCTCGTTGCGCTCTCCGCTCTCGCAAAGACCGGGGATGCACCGACGGCACACGCAGCCTCCCATAAATCCGGGCAATCCGATGTTATTAAGTTAGACGAACTCGGGGCTCCGGCAGATGGGACTACTGCAAACGCGACAACGAGTTTGCCGGGGCTCCTCTTAAAGGCAACAGCGCCGGCATCTGGCCTGCTCAATTTTGTTGGAATCGGCAACGGAGAAACAGCGTATACCAATAAACCTCTTTTCGACACCACAAATCCTGAAGTAAACGGCACCGCTGCACCCGGAACACAGGTAATTGCAGCGCGGCGCGATCATATTCATGGGACTGACACGAGCCGGGCACCCATATCCTCCCCCGCCTTTACTGATGTTCCTACTGCCCCCACGGCTCCAAATGGTACGGCGACCGGTCAACTGGCGACCACGGCCTTTGTCCAGAACACTATTGCATATCTTGACCCGCTCCTTTACAAAGGCACGATCGATTGTTCAACCAACCCAGATTACCCGGCAGCCGATGCCGGGAACTGTTACATTGCGTCAGTAGGGGGTAAAATCGGAGGTGCATCCGGCAAGGCGGTTCTTGTCGGGGATATGATCCTCTGTAACCACGACGGTACGGCTTCCGGGGATGAAGCGGCGGTCGGTATATACTGGAACGCAATCCAAGCCAACATGGGCGCTGTGATAGGCCCGGCATCGTCAACTGATGGGCACCTTGTCCTATTTGACGGGCCCAGTGGTAAAGCCGTAAAGGATGGGGGGACGGTCCCTGTAGTTCCTGCATTTGATACCACGGCTACTAACATCAAGATCAATGGCACACAGAGCGCGGGATCATCGGGTCTGATCCCCAATTCTGATCACGTTCACCCTACTGATACAAGCCGAGCAGCAGCAACCGCTCTCGGGACATGGGGAGATTCAACTATCACCCCCACATGGTCAGAGGGCACGCCGGATATCACGTCAACCATCGCCCGCCACGTCCGGAATGGCAACGTCTTAACGTTTGCGATCACGATCAATATCTCTGACGGGCACGATGCGGTATTGGATTCAATATCACTCCCGGTTGCCGCCGCCCAGATAGCAAACTTACAGGTGCAGTTATCGTCGTTCAAACTATATTCAGATGGAGTAGATGATGTTATGTCAGATCCTTTCGCATACGTTGATTTCAATGCAGCAACGCCGTTGATTAAATTCCATAGTGGGGGATCTTTCCCGACTGGTTGTTCCGCAGTCCTGAATATTGCGGGAAGTTATGGAGATTTATTATGAGACGCGTACTTACAATTATGGCACTGTGCCTGATCCTTATCAGTGTAGTTTCCGCAGCACCACAAATATATCTCGATCAGTATAATTCAAGCCTGAAACTCAATATGCACATGAATGGTACTGAGGGAGGTACTGTTTTTACTGACGATACCGGAAAGACCGTTACAAGATATGGTGCTCAGACCAACACCTCGATAAAAGTGTTCGGAAGTGCAAGCGGATTCTTCAATGGAACTGCGAACTACCTTACACTGGCAGATTCAGACGACTGGAATTTCGGGTCTGGTAATTTCACTATATCTCTTTGGGCTAATTTTA